CCTGAGAATGTGAAGCTTGACTATGAAAGGAATTTGAGAGAAGACGCAGTTTTAGTCAACGTGGCACTCACCTTCGCCATTCCTAGAATCGGGTATCATGAATGGCCGATCCGCTCTCGGGTACATAACAACACGGCACCGAAAGCCACCGTTTCAAGAGATGTCGATTTGACAAACACTTCCACAGGTGATAGACTGATCCGCAAGAAAAAGGGTGGTCCTGATGGACCCAACTAATCCGTGAGCGCCTGAGAGCGCCAAAACAAAGGAGATGTGCTTATGGTAGTAGTCAATCGCAAACAAGCCCCGAAAACGCAAGACAAGCCTGCCGCCGCGCCCCAAACCTCTACGAGGCAAGAGAAGGAAACCTCTTCTGGAGGAACGTGGATGCGGCGTGGGGAGGCTGGTCTGAAAAGGTCTCAGGAGATTGCAGACGAGAGGGCCAAGTCGTATGGACCCCGCCGCTTTTTCCAGAAGCCTGGGCAGGATGCCAAGCTGATCCTGTTGGATTCTGATGGCGTAAGAGATTGCGCTCTCGTGGCGTGAGCTGCGAGTAATAAAGCCGTTGAATTGCTGGAACCCCCTTAGAGCTGTCATGCCACAGCGGAACTTGAAAAGGTAAACGTGATGGATGGAAAAGTTGACAGATTGGGAAATCAGCAGCCAAGCTCCTGCCTGCAAGTGATTGCAAATGGAGAAGGTTCAGAGACCATCCCGCAAGGGAGTAGTCCTCAAGCGAGGACGAGGTGGCGGCGACCTGGAGGAGGTAAAGGTAAATGGTTTCCTGGGGAAGTTTGCGTTAAATGCAAAACTGCTGAGCATCCATACCATGCTAAGGGTTTATGCAAGCCCTGTTACCGCAGAAGGTTTCATGTGAATAATTTGGCTAGTCAAAGAGAAAAAGGGCGCTCCCGTGCTGCCACTTATTATCGTGAGCACAGGGAAGCAATCCTGGCCAAGTCCAAGCGTGACTACCTGAAAAGCTTGTGTGATGGAAATGCTCTGCTGGCTTTTGAAAGGGATGGCTGGAAATGCCAGAGGTGCGGAGTGCATTGGAATTCTCGCAGGTTGATCCCTCATCACAAAGACGGTAAGGGGATGTCCTCTGCGTGTCCTAACCACGAGCTAGACAATTTAGAAACACTCTGCGTGTCTTGCCATCCAGTAGAGCACTATGGGCGTGGAGACATTCCACCTCCCCCGTTTAGAGGAAGCCTTTTATGACTCCAGGCCAAGATATGGTCCCGTCTGCTTGGAAACTTGCAGCAGCCTTGTTAGGCGGGCAGGAAGTAGCGCCTCCTGTTGAAGATAAACGATTTCTCTATGAGCATAACATGAAGAACCCCAAGACTGGAAAGTACGGATTGACGCGGACCTGCCGGTCTGAGATTGACGAGTGCGCGTTGTGTGAGAGTGGTGATGCTCCCGCTTATATCTGCGCCCACACTGCCATAGATACCCGAACGTATGTGGACAACAAGGGTCGGACACGGTCCTTCGAGAAGGTTCTGCTTGTAACCAAAAGCACTGCCCATAACACCCTTGCCAAGATCCGCAAGAAGAAGGGTACCCTGAAGTATGCACTGATCGAGTTTTCCAGGTCCAAGGATACCGAGGCGTCCACTGGAGAAACCCTTCTGTTCGAGGGATTTGTCAAGCCAGAGAAGCTTCGAAAGCATTGCCCAAAAGATGTGAAGTTTGAGGAGTGGATTGCTCCATTCAATTATGAGGAAGTCTTTGCTCCCAGGCCCAAGGAAGAACTGGAAAAGCTGGCTGGAATGGCTCCTCCTGTTGGTCGGGAATCGTCTGGAAGCTCCACTGAAGGCTTGATCGATGATGATGAGGCTCCGTTTGACGGCGGCACTGAGGGTGGTGAGAGCGTCGATGACCTCCTCTAGCTGATGTCTTGAACCTTCTGTAACTGGGCGGGCTGCAATCACTTGCAGCCTGTCCCGTCTTACGAGGTGTGAGTTGTACTCTAAAGTTGTGAAAGACACTCATCTATTCTTACCCAAGGCCGAGATCTCGGACTTAGATTCCTGGCGGGCTGCTCTGACCCTTGAATCAGATGACCAAGACAAAATAATCCTGACCTATAAAGAGACGGAAAAAGGATTTGGGATTCCCTTGTATCATCCAAGGGCTATACAGATTGCCAGGAGCCACCCCGCCTTAGTAGATAACCGTTCCAAGGGCATTCCTGCTAAGTATACCCTGACCTCATCCTTTAGACCAGAGCAATTGCCTGTATTTGCTGAGTTTGAGCAGCGTATAGCTGAGGGTCGGTGTGGGATAATCCTGACTGCCAGAACAGGATTCGGCAAGACAGTAATGCTGCTCTCGTTTCTAGCTCATCTAGGAAGATCGGCTTTGGTGGTGGTCCCTCGTGAATACATAGCCCATCAGTGGAGAGAACGAATCCTGCAACATACCTCACTGACTGAGGATCAAATAGGGCTGGCTCAGCAGAATGTTTGTGATTACAACAGAAAAGCCATAGTCATTGGTATGATCCATTCTCTTGCCAAAGATAAGTACCCAAAGGAATTTAAGCGGTATTTTGGGGCGGTTGTGTTTGATGAATGCCATATGATGGGAGCACAAGAATTCTCAGCCACTGCATCTCTGTATCCCTCGCTATACCGGATCGGGGCGTCTGCTAAACTGGAGAGACAGGATGGCATGACTAATGCATACATGTGGCACATGAGACAATCTATCATAGATGTGGGGGGGAAGCACAAGGACCGCCCGCGTATTTTTCGGATCAAGCTATTCGGGACCAAGCGCGTCGTTCCCGATTATGCGTTCTACATAAAAGATAAGTTAAGCCGCCGAGGCGTGATAATAAGCGCGTTGGCTCTAGCTTCTGTGAGAAACAAGGCCATTCTTCGCTTTCTTGAATCCCTTTTAAACACGTCCAGGCGCGTGCTCCTCTTGTCTGATAGAACTCAGCAGCTAGCTCTGCTACGCGAGGCTTTGTTACGTAAAGGCTTTGCCCCTGATAAAATAGGGGTGGTGACTCAACGCCAATCTCAGGCCAGAAAAAAGGAAGTAGTTGACAATTGCCAGCTCGTGCTCTCCACTTATCCGATGTTCTCCATGGCAGCAGACTTGAGCCCTGACTTTTCCGCTCTTGTCCTAGCTACTCCGATTGCAGACGCTACTCAGTCGGTTGGTAGAATCATGCGCGAAGCTCCTGGCAAAAAGATGCCCGTTGTTTTCGACCTGATCGATATGGAGCTAAATGACTGCCTCCGGTGGGCAACTGCCCGAAATGCGTTGTGGAAGTCTATGGACGCGGACATAAAGGTTGTGGATGCTAGAGGCAAAGTTCTGGAGGGCGACTATGCTAGAATTGATAATCGAAGAAGTAAACCCAGCTTATCGGCAAAAGGAAAATGAACGTTTGCGCCTGTACTACTACAAGCACCACGAGTACAATCTAGCGCGTATTCGCAAGAGCTATAAGGCTCATTATCCCAACATTAGAGACAAGATAGCTGTCCGGGACCGACGACGACAACGGATGGAGTCAGTGCGTAGGTGGCAAGGTTACCTCGAAAAGAATGAATGGCCCGCGCCCATGGCGGCTAGGGTCACAGGCATACCCCTTCCGCATCTTCGAGCGTTGGTGGCATTAGAAGTCATACCGATGACTCCGCTTGACTCTTCCGGCTATCGGGTGTATTCTACAAGTGATATTGGGATTCTAACCGCCGCAGCCACTCTCTATCTGATAAAACCTTACCGAACAAAGCGTGTGAGGGACCAGTTCGATATTGAAGGCATGCGGAAATTCATTGACACGTGGTGGTTGAAAGGAATGGCAGCTTATGAGCGACACTACCAAGAAACCTGCGGTGCAAGTAATTGCAAGTAAACCCCCCATGGTGACTGTCCACAAAACGTGGATTCAAGGTGTCAGGGATGGAGAGGAGGAGCATGCCAACGAGCCCTTAAAGGTCCAACCTGTCGTGACCACTCCTGCCGAAGTTTCTATGAGGCTCGGTAGGACGATTTCTCTCGGGGAGTTTGAATTCTTGCGGATCGACATTGAAGTCAAATGCCCGTGCTATAAAGAGGAGATAAAGGGTGTTTACGCTCAGGTGAAGGCGCTGACTACTACCCTATTAGACCAAGAAGTTGAAGAAGTCTACTCCAGTATGGGAGAGCCGAATGAGCCCTAAGCTGAACGAGCTGATCAAAAACACCAATGCCAAAGTTGGAAGAGGGAGGGCTGCGCTTGGGTTAAGGAAGGTCCGCGAGGATATGAAAATCGTGGACTTTCCGAGGCTCCCCACCGGCATATTTCCTCTCGACTATGCGTTAGCTGGTGGAATCCCCGTAAATACTCCAGTTCAGCTTTTTGGGCCTTGGCAGGGGGGTAAAACAACTCTATTCATCCTCCTGGCTAAATCACTGAGTAAGATGTGCATGAACCCGCGTTGTCTCCGTCCTGTGGCCCTTTGTAAATGTGGGCCAGCCAGAAGGCACATGAAAGCCGCTCTGATCCAGACTGAAGGAATGCCTCCTGAGCCTGAATGGTTCGAGACGCTAGATTATGATATCGAGAACAATCTTGCCGTGTTCATCCCTGATTACGGTGAGATGGCGTGCGAGATGATCGAAGCCGCACTGAAGTCCGATGACTGCGGTCTTGTGGGTGTGGACTCTTTGGCTGGAATTATCCCGAAGGCAGAACTTGAGGGGACTTATGCTGACTGGCAGGTGGCTCTTCAATCGAGGCTTGTGGCAAAGATGTTCCGTCGCGTCTCTACCATTCTAGTGAATGAATGGAGGCGGGGACATATGGTCTCGCTTGTGTACTTGAACCAGATCCGAGCTGTTATAGGTGGGGTTACCTCTCGTGTCCCGCTGGAGAACACCCCTGGGGGATATGCTGCTAAGCACGGTTATCGCCTGTCCGTCCGTGTTAGCCAGCTATCTGGTGACGCCAAAAGTGGGGAGGTGGACTCTAAGGAGAGCGTAAAGAACGTGCTCAAATTCTCCGCTTCCATGATGGGGCAGCAAGCGAAGCAGCAGTTATTCGTCCTGGGAGGGAGAGCTGAGTACAAGATTGTAGCTCGTCCATTCAAGGGCTTTCCTACTGGGGTGCCTCTGGATCTGAACGACGTAGTCACTTACGGTAAGACCACAGGAGTCCTAGAAACCTCCCATCTGTACAAGGGATACAAGCTTCGAGGCACTAATATAATCATTCCCGACAACAAAGCGATGGCAGACGTGTTCAAAACCGGCAACCTCCCGACTGCTAACGGGGTTATATCAGACATGGACGAGGGGTTGCGGTGGCTGATTGTCCGTGCTGCTAGACAAAAAGCGCTAGCTAGATTGGCTCAACTTAGTGGCAGAGCCCCGCTCGTGGCTACTCCTCCAGAACAGCCGCCTCCAGAACAGCCTGATCCTTCCGAAGTCGAAGAGCTGCTAGAATCAGAAGATCCCGAAACTGAAGAAGATACCGAGCCGACTGAGCAACAAGAAGAGAGCGAGGAGTTATGAACTGCCCCTCCTGCTCGTCAACGGTCACATTCAAAAAGGAGCTAGGCTTGATGTTTTGCAGCCTGGACTGCCTTAGATCTCATGTGGATAATCTAAAGCCCGAGCCGAAATCGAAATGGTATCAGCAACTCATGCTGATCAAGTGCATGCTGCCCGCAGCCACGTCCACTCACTGCACTATGAGCGCCTTGCTTGGAAAGTGCTTCCGTTCTAAGATGGAGGCAGACTTCGCTGAACTGGCGTGTTATGAATGGGGCTGGGATCTGGTCTATGAGCAATTTGCAATCAATTGCAGGGGTGGTAAGAAGCGAGCTGTGCCTGATTTCTTCGTGAATGATCACGGAGTCTTAATAGAAGTCAAAGGGTTGCTCGGTCTAGGGGATAGGACAGACATAGCCGACATACAAAAGATCGTCGGGCTGGACCGTATGCTCGTGCTGACTACAGATTACGCGAGCCAACTGCGTTCAAGGGCTTTGAAGCTGAGAAGACAATATGGACTTGACTAAAAGACTCATCAGAAAAAGGATTCCCGCAGATAGCATAGATCTGGTAACTGATCCAGAGGAGCTAGCCAAGTACATAACTTTTGCAAAGGTCGAGGTGGCAAGGCTTCAATACCCATCCCATTGTCGGATAAGCAAGCTGTATGATGGATGCATGCGCGAGCTAGTGCTAGGGAACCGTTACGAGCTTGGCTTTTCTGAGCGTGTGACTCTTGGTAAGCGCTTCATGTTCGATAAAGGTCACGCCTATCATAGATATTTGCAGAATGATCCCTATTATTTCGGCAACAACCGCGTAGGCTGGTGGTCCTGCCTAGCTTGCGGGCACGCTAGGTTTGGACTGCCTCCAACTAAGTCTTGTCCTGCATGCAATGCCCGAGCTAAAGCTACCGTTTATAAAGAGCACGAGGTGAGGCTGGATGCTCCCTTCCGCGTTTCCGGTCATCCTGATATGTTCCTGAGAATAGGGAAGGGAGACATCAGGACGGTTGAGATCAAATCGATTAAACACGAGTTCTTCGAGAAGCTTAAGAAACCGATGGCCGAGCACGTCCATCAGGTGACCGGCTACATGGTGATCCTGCAACATGACAGCACACTGCCTGTTAGGATTAATCCAGATCGCGGGATTCTGGTGTATGTAACCAAAGGCTCTCCCATGAAGAACTTTCCCATGAAAGCTTTTCATGTAAAGAGGGAACAGTATGTAGTAGATACGATCACTTCCGACTTGACCTCTTTCACCGAAGGTGTTAGAAATGCAGCATACACGCCCGCCCCGTTGAGCATTTGCGTGGATGGTAACTGGCTTGGGTCTACGGCGAGGCGCTGTGGGATTAGCGGCATATGCAAAGAAGAGTTTTTGAAAGAAATGGAGCTGTCGGATGACTAAATCTTTGGATCTGGCCTTGCGTAAAAGTGACTTCGAGCCTCTGGATATTACAATTCACTGCGATATCTGCGGATGCGAGTGGGTCGATAGCCTTTCCCCCATAGCGGCTCAGTTGGCTCTTGGTTCAAACAGCCTGTGGTGTCCTGGGTGTGCTAACAAAGACCGGAGATACTTCGACTTGGAGTACCCTGTCCCTCTGCCTGTGGCCGAGACTTTTGAGATAATCAACGATGGTCTAGGCTGCCGTGCAAGTTTCGCCATTCTTCGGTTTGTCCCGCCATGGCTGGAGATCGAAGCCATGAGCCTACCTGAAAGGAGGTGATCGAATGCCTATACCGAAACCCCGAAAGAACGAAAAGAAAGACGAGTACATCTCCCGTTGCATCGAGTTCTTGGCAGGAGAGGGCAAAGCCCAAGATCAGGCCGCTGCCATTTGCATAAAAGAATGGAAAGAGTCTAAAAAAGAAGTCGGACGAGGCCTCGAAAACTGATCGACTCACTACCCCGGAAGGAGAGTAACTGATGAACATTATTGGAGTCGATCTGGCCCTCACTTATTCTGGAGTCGGGATGATAGACCCGCTTGCCTCCCCGAAAGACCGCCTGTTCCGGTTTACGGTCGGGTCGGACAAAACGAAAAGCGATTTTACCCGACAAATCCAGCAGCTTAGGGGGGTCAGCCGTGTCTTCAAAAAGGGTGACCTTGTGGTGGCTGAAGACTTCAGCGGGTCTGCAATCTTCTCCAAAAACAGTGCCAAAATTAAGCCTCGGATCGAAATGCTAGGCATGTTGAAATTGCTTGCAAAACACAAGACCGGCAACCGAGTTATGGAGATACAGCCTACCACTATGCAGTCTTTTATCTCTGGTAGCCAAAAGCTGGGGAAGGAAGGCGTGCGCGTGGTGCTCAAATCCTGGGGATTCGAGGTGGCCAACAATCACGAGTCCGATGCATACGGATTCGCCTTGGTAGGCACCTTTGCTTGGGTAGCGTGGCAGAATACCCATCTGGACGAAGAGCATAAGATGCCCTATGCCTTGATTTGTCCAAAAGGAGTTGTACGGCTGTCGGCCAAATCCATCAAGGTGGCAAAAAATGTGGCAGAGAAACAGAAACTCGTCTTGACTTCCTTTCCAATAAGTGTATAATCAGAATCGTGGGGATGAAGAAACGATCTGCAATCACTTGCAAATGGAGGAAGTCAATGGCAAATCCGAGGCAGTCCATCAGTTCGCTCATCTATGCTGGATGCCCGTGGACCTACGTCCGGACATCTGAGCAAGAGCGGGCCTATGAGGAAATGATCGAAACCTTGCGTAGGGAAGGCCCTTTCAAGCTAAACGTCTACGTCTGGAAGGCCAATACCGGGCTGGTCAGGAAGCAAGCCCCTCAAATGCTGTTCGCGTCTGAGGGGGATACCCGCATGGCTCAGAATCTTTCAGACTCCATCCGCTTCATTATGGGTCAACCGGCTGCTGGACCCGATGACCTGTCGAGGCCCAACGCCCCGGTAGATCCGAAGCCTAACTCGATTTTCTTTTTCTTCAACCCAAGACCGTACTTTCAAGGGATGAACTCCAACCCGACCCCCCAAGGGTTGCAGCTAATGCAAGCTCTCAGGGATGCCGTCTTTGCTGTGCGTACTGTGGGTTCATACATGGTGATGATCGGGCCTGACTTCGAGTTTCCTCCGGAGCTTGCGGATCTGGTGACTTTTTATGACTTTCCGCTTCCATCAAAGGACGAGATTCAATCCCTGTTTACTCGGATGGTCACCGGGTTTTACAAGGATTCAACTACCAAGGTGGATGAGGAGGAGGTCGAGAAGGCCGCCGAATCGATGATCGGTGTCCCGCTGATCAAGGCCGAAAATGCTATCTCGCTGTCGCTGTCAGATACGGACGGGATCGACCTGGAGCTTCTTCAAAATGAGAAGGAGCAAATCATCCGTCAATCATCCGCTCTCAAGTGGATTCGGGATGCAGTGCCCGCCGAGAACCTGGGTGGCTTTGATGTCGCCCTGGATGAAATCCAGTCCCGCAAGATGTACTTCGAGCACCCAAGGAGAGCCATGGACTTTGGTCTGTCTGCGCCCAAGGGTATTCTGGTTGTCGGGCCTCCTGGGACTGGCAAGACCCTGTGCGCCAAGGTAGCCGCTAATGTCCTTGGGCTGCGTCTGTACTCGTTCAACTTCGCGGGGATCTTCCGAGGGATCGTCGGAAAGTCGGAGGAGACACTTCAAACAAACCTTCGTATGATGGAAGCGCTAGCACCGTGCGCGATGCTCTTTGATGAGTTTGAGAAGGCAGTCGCTGGACTTGAGTCCTCTGGCAAATCCGACTCAGGTGTTACCTCGCGGGCTATCGGTTCCCTGCTGTCCTGGATGCAAGATTGTAGGCTTCCCATTTACAAGATAGCGACTTGTAACTCCGTCCGAAACTTAGACGGGGCTTTGTTCCGCAAGGGTCGGTGGGACGAGATTTACGGCGTATGGTTGCCCACTCTTGAGGAAAGGAAGTTGATCATGGCCATTCACATCAGACAGAGGAGGAGAGACCCGAGCATGTTCGACCTAGATCAACTGGCCGAAATCTCAGATAAGTTCGTTGGTGCTGAGATCGAGGCTGCGGTGGAGAGCGCCCTCTATCGTGCGTTTAACTCTGGCAAAGACCTGGATACTGAAGGGATAGCCCAGGCAATCCGTAGAACTGTGCCTCTGGCTGTTACCGATGCTGAGAGCGTCAGCGAATTTGAGGGCTGGATTAAGAAGAGAGCCATTAACGTCTCTTCTTCTTACTCGCCCTCTGCCGTCACCCCAGCGCGTGCCAGCGGAAGCTCTGCTGTTCCCGTGTCTGGTGGTCGCCGCGTTGTGAAGTCTAAAGTGTAGGTTGCAAGCAATTGCAAAAAAATCGATGTACCTCTTGACTTGCTGTGCTGATTGAATTATTATGTAGCTGTAAGTTGATGAATGGCTTGATTGTGGGGGTGGCTGTCACCCCCAATTAACCCCAAAGTAAAAAGGAGCATCACAATGGCTAATGCAACGAAGCCCGGAACGAAGCCCGCAGTCCCTGGAACTAAGCCCGCAGCGAAGCCCGCCGCAGCACCCGCAGCGAAGCCAGCCGCCGCAGCCCCTGCCAAGCCCGCCACGGTTCCCCCGACGAAGGCCGCGCCCGCCAAGGCTGCGCCTCCCAAGGCCGCCCCTCCGGTGGAGCCCGAAATCGATGAAACCGCTCTGGTCCCTGTCGAGGAGGCCGAGGTTCCTGTGGACCCCGAGGTGATCGCCGCAGCCGCCGCCGAATGTCATGATCGGATCATCAATGCGGCCACGCAGATTGCGGACAGCTACTACGAACTGGCCGAGGCTCTGTACGATGCCGACACGAACAAGTATTGGAGCCAGTGGGGCCATGAGTCCTTCGAAGCCTTCGCCAACGAGGAGCTGGAGATCGGGTATCGCAAGGCTCGCTACTTCGTTGACATTTTCAAGGCCGTCAAGGCCGCTGGTCTCACCAAGGAACAGATCCTGAGCGTCGGCTGGACCAAGATGAAGGAGATCGCTGGTCCTATCGCCAAGGACCCCGAGACCGCCGAGAAGTGGCTCGAAGAGGCCGGTCAGAAGAGCACCAAGGAACTGATCGATACGATTCGCGAGTCCAAGGGCGCTGCCGCGAAGCCCGCCCTCATGAGGATCGCGGTGAAGTTCGATGCCGAAACCGCCAAACTGGTCAGTGATGCCCTGGCGGTCGCCTACACCGAGATCAACAAGGAAGAGCCTTCCATGGCCCTGGCTCATATCTGCTCCGAGTGGCTCATCCTGAAGGGACAGAGCGGTGAGTCGGCCACTGCCGAAACCTATGCCGCTTTCATCGAGCAGAAGTTCGGCGTCCAGGTCACTCTGACCGAGGGCGAGGCTTCCGAGGGTGTGGATGACATGCTGGATGCCGGTGAAGAGGGCGAGGTCGCTCTGGAAGAGGGGGAAGTCGCCTCTGAATCCGACGAAGTGGAAGACCTGCTCGGTGGACTCGAAGAGGAGTAATCTCGCCTTTTGATCCTCTGAGTTATCGGTTACTTTGAGAGAAGGGTGGGACTTGTTCCTACTCTTCTCTCGTCACTTCTGACGGGTGCCCGATGAAACCGCTTGAGAGCTTGATTCTTACAGGACAAACGTTCGGCGCGTGGAAACATGCGTTACACCTTCTCAAGCAGTCTGAAGAAAAACCACTCAGCAAAAATCGTCTGTATAACCAGTTAACTGCAATCACTTGCAAGCATTATTGGTGGCTAGCAGGAGAGTTCTTTGAATTAACGGGTAAGATGGGGTGGTCGGCTGGTCACCGTGAGGATTGGAACCCTTACGAGTCGGTGTATCCGCTCCCCCTGCATAATGCGGAATTATTCCTTAAGTGGTATATAAAAGATCTATGTGAATTGCCCGTGGACGATTCTATCCAGACTTTGATGGGCAGTCATCCTGACCTAACCGCGATGGAGCCACGGCTTTATCACATGGTGTCTATTTCTGATAGCGCCATTTACAGAAGTTTGGTATGTAACAGCCTCTACGATCTAACCGCATCAAAGGAACGTACTAAATATGAGTTAGGCGCGGCCCGCCCTTACTGGCTGTTGTCTCTCACAAAGACTCGGTGGCGGCTGGGGTTAGCTGGACTTATCCTCATTGCTGTGAGAGGGTTAGACAGAGCGCAGGTAATGAGGAGAAAGACTAAACTCCTCCTGCAATCGAGAATCAAGGATTATACAAGGAGAGGACGCGATGTCGCAAACGTCACCTATACAGCAGGGGATCAGAAATACCTTGATCCTGGGGATACGGAGATCTGACTTTGGCATGCTCAAGTTTTGTCTCCCAAAGCTGCTCCGGTCTGAGACAGAACTTGCGTGGGTTGAGGAAATCATGCCCAATCTGGTAGTAGAGGACTCCTGGCCTCTACTGGGTTATTGGTATGATGTCTCCCAGGAAGTCAAGGATCTGGACCCCAATGGAAAGGCCAGAAGGTGGGCGCAGTTCATAACCGACCTTGCGATGCACAATAAAAATCAGGACGTGTTCTGGCTCAGCGAGATAGCCAGGAATGCCCGTCCTGCCACCCTTCCGAAAGGAGAGCCAGAGCTAGTCGGTCTGCTGAAGAAGGGCGTTTCCCACCTGTCCAAATTTCGAGAAGCGGCTGCGCGGATCGCTAAAGAAAAAACTGCTCAGCCCGCGATGCTCGATATGTTTTCCAACGGAGCGGGCAAATCTGGGCCAATAAAGAGCTTAACCGCCCTGCATTTGATTGCAGAGCGTGGCCTCGAACCTTACTCCTCCACGCGCTTGAATGTAGACACCAAATTGAAGGAGTATCCTCATATCAGGAATGCCCCCGCGTTGACTTCAATTCCGTGGCAGGCCTGGGGTCCTGGGACTGAGGTTTACTCCAAGGCTGTCCAGATGATGGTGAAGCACTACCCGAAAACCCATCCAGGCTTTCCTGATAGCGTCATGCCCCTCATGAAGCTCTTAGATTATCTGGAGTTTCGGCGTGTTCGCTGGATGTTGGAAGTCTCAGCCAAGACCCTCTATGATGGAGGGAGCGCACCGAGGCATTACCACACTGTGTGGAGAAAGCCAGCTCTGGCCCGCATCCTGCCCACGTTTAAGATGGACCCTCAAATAGTCTTCAAGCTATGGAAGGCAGAGTGGTACAAGGTGATCGTCCTGGGATTTGAGTGGGCCGTCAAACGTGTCATAGGAGGCTAGAGCTATGCCTACTCCTGTTTATAGTTTTGCTGCTATGAGGGCCGCTAGAAAGGAAAACAGGGCTGGAAGCTTCCTGCTCAAAGCCGCGATAATAGATAGGAGACCAGAGATAGCGTACCTCATCCTCTCTCACGTTCTTATCGCAGAAGCAGAGAGCAGTATTCGAGATCGTGGGATACGGTACTTCGGATGGTCACCTCTGTTTTCGCCTGTACCCAAGAATGGACTAGCACCAGTTTACTCCTTCACCGTACTAGATCCAGACGGGAACCTCGGGCACCTAGTGTCCATCGATATACAAGCTACAAAGGAGTTGAGGCAGAGAGCACGAGAGGAGCAAGATATGTGGGTATGCCCTCGCGTGATCCGTATCCGTCCTAAGATCACTCCCCCGCCAATCGAAGAGAGGTTGATGGAATCAGAGGTCGATGTAGAAATAACTATTCTCGATGATGAGACCTTTGATAAGGATGCTTTGGAATACCCATTGGACGAGGACATTCCGTTTTGACCTGCAATCACTTGCAATTTTAGGAGGCAGTCATGAAAACAGGACGTTGGGTAGAGATCTCGCTTCAAGAACTGGTGGACGTTTACGCGGAATCGAAAGGCTTAGCCATTCCAAAGACAGGTCTTCGCTTCTTTTTTCAACAGGACGCGGTCGGAATCCTTCTGCCTGAACCTTCCGGACCCCCGCCCATAGAGGAGTTAATCGCTGAAGATTTTGCACGCCTCATCCTGAAGAAGGAAGAGGGTGAGAAGTACGAGGTTTATCCGGACAGTGAGGGCTACAAGACCGCTGGTATTGGACATCTGATCACAAAGGACGACGTTGCAAGTAACCCCCTGCTTGATAGAGTAGGGACCAGAGTCGGAGTGAATCAGGTCAAGTCATGGTTCAATGAAGACTTTGGCGTAGCATGGCGGGCCGCTGTCTCGTGGATCGGGGTCGAGGTGTTCAACTCACTGTCCCCTCTTCGACAAGCCCTGATTGTGTGTAAGGCTTTCCAGCTCGGTGGGGATGGGATCAAAGCGTTTGAGGAAACCCTTGCTCATCTGAAGAGCGGAGAGTTTGACGACGTGGCAGACCATTGGCTCGGAAGTAAGTGGGCGCGGCAGACCCCGAATCGCGTAGCCCGCATGGCTCAGATGATGAGAACCGGCATACTTGATGCATACTATAAGTAACCCGTTGACTTTGCTCTTCAATCGAGGTAGTCTATAGACGAATGATGAACGTCAACCCTGATTGAAGAAAGGAAAATCTTGATGCCCGTTTCCGATTCGTTTTTGTATGGTGCGCGTTCTGGAATCCAGAAGGCAATTCGGCGTGGCCAGGTCGGGCTGGCCAAACTCTGCTTCGATACCATTTGGGACGATCCTAAATCCCAATCATGGCTTAAATGGAGGCTTGCCGCTACTGTCCCCGAAGATGCCTGGGGCTTTATTGGGGAGTATGCTAAATTTCTTGAAACTGATGGCACCTTCAATCGGAAGCGTGATTGGTATAAGCTGGTGATCCGTCTTACCGTGTTCGTCAAAAACAAAGACTCCGCGCTCGGCTTCACTGATAATCTGGATCAAGGGTTTCCTGGGGATCGTGAGGCTCGATGCATGCATGCCATTAAACGTGCTATACATACGCTCTGTGAGGACAATCCAGACAAACTAACCAAGACCCGTCTTGTGTCTCTCCTGCAATCCATTGCACCCCGGCCCACTATCTTAACCCCCTATGAACAAAAGGCATTTGACCTTCTGCAAAATAGGCGTTTTGGCGGAGGCCTGAAGGCCGATAAATGGATATGCCTTGCGGTGCTGGTCCTCCTATGGTGCCGTGGTCTCGATGAGCAAAAAGTCAAGGAATCGGAGGCAAATCAGAAGGCTGTGTACGCTGGTGTCAAAATCAATTCTCCGGCTGATCTCCCGTGGTATGTGTTTGACATGCACACAAGAACTGGGAAACTTGCTGGGCGTGTCTGGATGAAGAATTACAACCCGAAGGCGTGGGGAGAGCCCACTTTCTATTCCATGTGGTTCTGCTGTGAGTCTGCCAAATTGGGATCGAAGGTAACCGCACGCCCGTTAAGAGCTGGTGAGGTACCTGATTTTACAACCCATAAGTGGTGGCCCCACCAAGACATTTCCGGGATACGGTGGAATGGGGCAACCCAATTTTGGAATAATACCATAGCCCCTGAAATGAAAAAGCTGGTGGCGTGGGTACGTGAAAAGGAAGCTCAATGAACGTCCTTGTGGCAACTAAACTTTACTCGGCCAACCATATTTGGGGAATCAGTATGGCGGCCACGTTCTACCACATTATAGATATGGTCAACAGAGTGCGGGATGACGTGAACTGGTTCTTTGCTGTGCCAGAGACCACAAGGACTGTGCAGTGGTGTCCGGAGGACTTTAAAGACCTGGACCGTGTCACCGTCTTACCCGTCCTCAGTGATCAGATTGCAGGAGAAGGAAAGGGAGGTTACGGCAAAACAGATTATCCGTTCTATTATCCAAAAATGTTGGACCTATTCGTCGAAGATGACTATTTCAAGTTTGATGTCTTCCTGTCGCCATTTGCTCATGCGCAGTTTGTTCCTGTACTGCAAGCCCACCCCGCGTTACGTCTGCATCACCTCAAGCCGAGAGTCGCGCAACCGTCGATAATCAATTACATCACAGAGACTTGGGTGAATAAGGCCATTCCCCCGTTGGACGGATTTATCGCCAAGTTTTGCCATGTGGCCAGTGCCGGGGTCAGTGACATTAACCTAGTTATGACCCCTGATGATGTCGGCTCGGTGCTAAAGGTAGCCAAGCAATACTTATCCCCTTCATTGGTCAGGGGCTTAGATATCCGATACATGCCCGTTCCTGTTAGTCCAGAAGCTGTCCCGCAATACTCCCGCCCTGCTGGCAGACGAGCCTTTCTGCATGGCGGAACCTTTGAAGCTGCTCGTCATTTGCAATGGCTTGCAGAGCAGCTACGACCACTGAAGGTACGGTATCCTGACTTGACCGCAACTTTCACAACTCAAAGAGGCACGCTTCCTCGGTGGACTAAAGACATGAGCCACGTGGACTTCGTGACCGACTGCACCCGAGAGGAGTTCTATCATAGGATGGGAGAGGCGGACTTCATCCCGTGCTATGTAGACTACGTGGGAACTGGGATCGCATACACTGAGGCAATCCTGTCCGGACTGACCCCGATCATTATGAAGAAGCCCTGGAACAAAGGCAAGTTTCCGGAGAACTATCCCTTTCTGTGCAACAATGAGGCAGAGTTCAACAAGGCTCTGGCCTTCTGTGCTCACAACCCTGCTAGTGCCAAGAAGCTCGGACAGCAGTGTATAGATCATGTCCGCAAGTATTACGAAGTGGAGACTCAGGGCCATATCTGGTCTTCTCTTCTGGAGGATGCTGTCGCGCTTCGGGCAGAGAAGACAGCATCGGCATGCCAAACCCACCTCGTCTATGCCATAGTGGAGAAGGCACTGGCAGACCTGCCTGAAAGGTTTGATGGTGAGGACGCTCTGCAAGCAATTGCAAATTCCGCGAACAAACTAGACGAAGCCTTCTTCAAGTCAATCTGGTGGCGGACCCGTCAGATCTTACTTACCCTTGGCACCCGAGAGGTTGAGGGTGGTAGCTGGCAGACCGCCGTCTTCCAGAAAGTCAACTAAACCCCGCCATTTGTATTAGTTGGGAGTGTGGCCTGTATGGAACCTTTAACTGGGTTTGGTGTCCCTTGGGTAGCTTTAAGCCCGTCCCGCTTAGCTGCGGATAGTGGGTTTACCTGCATATACGATCCTCTTGTCAAGATCTTCAAGATGTTCGGGCACAAAAGCCTGATATACCTAGACATATTTTTCAAAGAAGCCTTTGAGAATATGAACGATCCAGAGGATACTGGTGTGTACCCCCTCTATTCTGATGTTAAGAGGAAACCGCTCCGAAGGGCTGATCAATTAGTTTCTGATGCTGTGGCTAACCTGTACTTGAGCGGAGGACCACGGCAGATAGATTACATCTTGACTAATAAGTCCTGCGTTATCCCCTCCTTATGCTGCCAAGCGTCCTCTAATCGTAGTCTAGGAATCCCGGTCATCTATCTCTGCTTGAACGTTGGCAAGGACGCTGTAGCCAAGCCCCTCTCTCAGGTGAGACAGATGAGAGACGTGGTCGAGGTGAATGACCCCCGAATTTTCCATCTTTATATGGAGGCCGCGTCCTATTTGACAGCGTCTTTGGTGGTCTGGACTACTGATGACCAGAGAGAACGTGGGATGGGATTGGCTAGGCGATTTCTAGCCCCATCTGAGGTGGCTCGACTGGTAGGTCGGAGTATGGTTAACGGATGTGGAATAGCTGATGAAATAAAGCCCTTCATACGATCCAGTGACGACGTGCGCCGAGTCATGCAGACCCCGAAGGACAACTTCAGTGTGACTTTCCTGGGGCGACTGACGCGGAACAAGAACATCCAGTTTATTCTGGATACCATTCAGCCTTTATTTGCCCTGCATGGAATCAAGCTTAACACCAGGACCTCGGCCAAGCTACTCCCCAAAAAGTACAAACGTGTGGCAGGGCTGCGGGATGTTGAAAATCTGATTGATTATCCAGACAACCTCCGGACTGTGGCCGATAAAGGGGAGTATGGCAAATACCTCCTTCCGTCCATAGACTGCCTGTTCTATGCTTCTCTGGTGGAAGGTTATTGCATCATACCGCGAGAGGCTATTTACATAGGTGTGCCCACTCTGCTACCCCGACGAAAGTGGGCGCTCTCAGTAGTAGGGAGTGATTACCCATTCCTGTATGATACCGAGAGCCAAGCGTTTGCCATGATTCGCCGCATTGAGAAGGGAGAAGTGACGGATGATGAGGTAGACCGCTTCTTGTCCACTCGTGCCAAGGCGTCTACCTGCGAGTTTGTGGAATCAGTAACCGGCAAGCTATACCGGGAAATCTCGTCTCTGTGCGCCCACCGTGTCAGAGAGTTTCAGAAGATCAGCCACTCTAACGTGGAGCGCGTGTTTGAAAAGATGATCAGGATGGGAGGTGTGTTCTCACTCCCTTATCTGGCCAAGCAAATAGTCAAAAAAGGTTACGCTGGCTTAGATGGACTGAACAAGAACGCCATGACTTATGACGATCTGTACATGTTTTTCCATCATAGGATAGAAGTCGTTGACCCGATGGCTGGAACTTATCGAAGACTGTCGTGAAAGGAGCGTGTACTGATGGTGCAAGTTATAAAGAAGGCAAAGGCAGAAAGCCCCGCCGTCCAGAAGAAAGTTGAAGAGCCCGACCTGCAAGTGATTGCATTTGATGAGGAGAAGGGCTTGCAGATGGCCCTTGTCCCGATTGACCTGATCATTCCTAATGAGTACAACCCCAACGAGATGGAAGACACCGTGTTCAATGAGCTGGTGTCAGATATCTCAGAGGATGGCTTCCTCCAGACAATAACCATAGTGCCGGTGATTGTCGATGGTCGCCGCATGTTCCGCGTGGTAGACGGCGAGCATCGTTATGAGGCTGCAAAGCTGTCTGATGCTGAGGTTGTCCCATCCATTATTGCTACAAAAGGGCGTCTGGCCACGGAAGAGGATGTGCAGAAATTCAAGACCATGAGAATGAATGTCATTCGTGGTAGGCCCGGTCAGGCTAAACTCCGTGCTCTGGTCGAGGATCTGGCACAAAGACACCCACTGGACAAGATTGCAGAGCAATTCCTTTATGATGACCCCGACGAGCTAGCCCAGTTGATCGGACAGGCCAGGAAGGAGCTACCCTCCCCTGACATGCAGAAGGAGTTCGACAAAGCCAAGGATCAGATTAAGACCGTGGAAGACCTGTCTGGCGTGCTGAATCGCCTGTTTACCAAGTATGGGGAGACTGTCCCCTACCATTATATGGTGGTGGATTGGGGTGGAAAGCAGCACCTTTGGGTGCGCCTGGAAAAGCAAACGACCTTTACCAAGCTGAAGAAACTGGCCGACATGTGCAAAGAAAAGGGAGTCCGCTTTGATACCGTGGTGTCCGACGTTCTCCTGAGCACTATAACTGAAGATTTCTTGAACAAGAACGCCGAGCGTTTCCCAGGACCGGATGAATCATGACACAAAAAGACCTGATCAAAGTGTATGCTGATAAGGTCCGAACCGTCATTGACCCAAAAGGGCTGAAGGAAGTCCGAGCGCGTGCTGGTACGGACCTGCTCATGCAGATGGATGACCGAGAACTGCTCGTCTGGTTCAAGAAGATGTTTAAGGACAAGCGCTCCCCAACCGAGCTGGCCATGGAACTTATGGCAGCGAAGAAACTCAGGAGGGGAAGCTACGAGCAGACGCTGGTCCTAGCCTTTCGCAGGCTCAGTATCGTTGGAATTCCCATTCACAAAGAAATCGAAGCAGAGAAGGCTAAGAAGCAAGCAGCCAAGGCGTTCGCTGGTGGTCCTGCGAATCAGAGTGGGGAGGTGCAAGTGATTGCAAGTGACAACTCCCCGTTGCCCCTGGAGCTATCACCAGAGAACAACTTTGAGATGGTGATCATGGACTGTAAGGCGCAGAGCCTTATGACAAGTGGCATGGATGAACTCAAGCTGCTTGTGGAAGTACAAAAACGTCGGCTATTGAGAATGCTGCGGCATTACTCAAACTTACCCAACCCGTTCCTATCCTCTAGGCTGATAGACCAGACCGTCGATATTTACAGGCGGTCGCTTGATACGCTGATTGATGCACAAATCAGAACTGGGACGTTGCCACAAGTCGCTACTCCTATAGACGTGCGGCTTCAGGGTGCCTTCGCCTCATTCCATCAAGACTTGAACGATGGCCCAGCCGGATCTAAAGATCTTATGCTGGACGCGGTCCTCAAGTTTGTAGATATGGTTCAAAATGACTATGCAGCTAAACTCCTCCCTGATATATCCGGATTGGGACGAGGTAACGCCGACACTAAGGCTTGATGTCCATAAGCTTATAGGCGTGTACATTGGTCTCAAGGACGTTGTTAGTCGTGCTTACGATCTGTTTGTCACTAACAACAGAATGCCAGATTCCGTCTTTTACAAGGTAGTGACTGTATTAGAGTGGATGTCTACTGATGATGCTGACGACCCGCAGCTTGAGCTGCTGCAAGTCCTCTATTTCTTTCAGCAGTTGTTCTTCGCTATACGTGACAATGATTATTCCGTACTACAGCAGCAGCGCGGCTTGAAGGTCAGCAGAGTTGTAGGTGTCGAGGAGTTTGTGCGCTCCAAGTATTATATGAATCAGGCCCGTGCTGTGCGCCCTGCTGTAATGCGGAAGCTGATTGAGCTTTTCGAATCTGAGGACGCAGATAGGCATGTTGAGGTTGTTCTTGGAGGGTCCATCGGATGGGGTAAGAACTACTTCACAGACATGGCTCTTGGGTACCTAGTGTATCGGCTTTACTGCTACCACTCCCCTCAATTAGAGTTCGGATTAGCGCCCGGATCTGATATTGTGTTTGTGTTTCAATCAAGGACGGAAAAGCTGGCCAAAAAGGTAGCGTTTGGGCAGTTTGGAAAGCGTCTGCGCGAATCTTACTTCTTCCCTCGATACTTCCCCTATAACCACAAGAAGACTAGCGTACTGGAGTTTCCTGGGAACATCTCGTTTTACCCGCTAGCCTCGACAGATTCCTCGGCACTGGGCATGAACGTCTTGGGAGGGGCTATAGACGAGTTGAACTTCATGCCAGAACCTAAGAAGAAGAAACGCCCCTTGACCCCTACTGAAGTCAAGCTCCTAGACCATGCAGAAATTCTGTATACCACTATCATGCGCCGCATGACTTCAAGATTTCAAGTCCAAGGGAGGCTCCCAGGAAAGCTGTTCCTGATCTCGTCGGCGCGGCATCCTAACTCGTTTACTGAACGTAAAGCTCGGGAGGCTCGGGAAGATATTGCCCGTACTGGCCGTAGTAATATTTTCTATGTGGCTATGTCCCAATGGGAGTCCAATCCTGCTAAATACTCCAAGGAAACGTTTCTAGTTGAAGTTGGGAACGAAATGAAATCTAACCGCATTCTCGGTAGTATAGAGGAGGCTATAGACAAGGAAGACGTGATACATCCTCCTGTTGACCTTAAGGAGGCGTTTGAGAAAGACTTAGATGGGTCTGTACGTGACCTTGCAGGCATCTCTGTTGGAGGCTCTTCCCCGCTTATCCGGCGGCGTGAGGATATTAGACGTGCTGTGGGTAATCACTCCACTATGTGGGACGGAAGACAGCTATTTACTAGGACAGGAATAGAAATAACCGCCTTTGATGGAAGATTGTGGGAGCTTGTGAATACAGATTACTTAAACGATCTGATAACAAGATCCGCAGGAACTTCCTTTGCTGCCGCACTGGATCTAGGCTTGACAGGAGACAGTGCTGGGCTGGCCATTGGGCATTCGGCTGGATTCTTGCAAGTAGGGAAATCGATGGTATGGAACGAGGAACGAAAAATATACGAGATGGCCCCGTCCGGTGTTTACCCTGTGGTGTGCATAGATGGGGCGATTGAGATTATTCCCCCTGTAGGCGACGAGATAGACCTGATCATGGCGGCAGATCTTCTGAAATTGATTGCAACTCGGCTGCCGCTTGAGTACGTGACCGCCGATGGCTTTCAGAGTGCTGCCGTGCTCCAGCAAATAAGAAAAGCTACAAACTCCACTGGACGAAGGATCTCGGCATGGGTGATGTCCGTGGATACCAGCTTCGCCCCTTATGCTAATCTGAAAAGGATGTACGCGGACGGAAGACTGTTGACTCCTGACCACATGAAGCTCCAAGACGAGGTGCGGAATCTCCAGCTTGACTTTTCTGCCATGAAGGTAGATCATCCTCCAGGTGGGTCAAAGGACGTGGCGGACGCTGTCTGCGCTGCCACATTCACTCTAGTAAACGTAGTGAGATCCGGTAATGAGGCGAGCCGTTATCGTGACATGGAAGAATTACTGACTAAAGTCCGTGATCCCAAGTCCCGACAACAAGCACAGGTACCTATGAGAAGGAGACCCTGGTGATGGCTAAGCTTGGAGACTTTGCAGTCGATGATCGATCCCATAGATTCTCTGAGAGGGAGGGCTTGATTGTCAGCGTGCGTCAAATGTCCATCGAGTTCTTTGATGATGTGACTGAGGAGGTGGTGTTTGTCCCTAGATCCCTTGTGGACGATTGGTGGTTCACGGACTCTAAGGACAGAAACGACCTAAGCCTGGATGACTTGGAGGACGGAGACGAGGTGATCCTGTGCATTGCTAAATGGTTTGTTCAAAAGGAATTGGGAGGGTGACGTTCTATGGCTAAGGAGAGCTACTTCTTGAAGAGAGTGCTGCCGTCTGTTGGCATGACTGACAAGGCCAGCTATAACCTGTCAGAGACTGCCATTATCCTGGGCGTGTCGAAAACAACCCTATTTCGCATGATTCGGCAGGAGAAGATAAAGGCGGTCAATTCCGGGCCTTCTGGCAGCAGGAAGGTTTATAGGCAAGAATTCATTGACTACTTTCAAGAGTATGACTTTGACGGGTGTTAGGTCAGGGTAGCTTGACCTGAGCAGAAGACTCTTGCTATAATAGAGGTGAATGGTGGATCACACGTAGCAACCTTACACTGGAAAGGACAGAGATGGCCAAGCCCCAAACGATCAAGCCGAAGAGCATTTTGGCTAGGGGGCGAAACGGTGACTTTGATCTGAAAGGTTTTGAGATTGTCGGTCTCAAGACCTCAGAACGTTTCGTGCTGACGATTAACCTTAACTCAAAGAGTAGTGGGATTCAATTGCTTAAAGGGAAGGCGTCATTCCAGCAGCCGCCCATTCAACTTACTGGCAAGCCCGAGGCTCTTCTCGCTCTGTTCCAAGAAATAACGGCTGAGCTAGAAGCTGTGATTGCTCCTAGCTGGAGATTGAGTGAAACTTGCATTGTCGCCACTTGTGAAGGAGGGCACCTTGTCAAAGTCCCAGAAAAGACAGGAGAGGAGACAGGAGAGGCTGAGGGAGCGGACGGCTTCTAGCAAGGAGCCCACGTTTGCCCCGAATCTGGTCCTCCACGGCACGGTTAGCGGGAGGTCGTCCTCGAAGACCCCATCCTATGAGGAGATCCCGCGTGGCTTTACCTCTTTCATTAAAAGTGCTGAGCATCTTCAAGAACTGGAGAAGGCTCTATCCTTGATGCCCCGCTCTTTGACTAAGAGCCAGTTGTTTGGCATAATGTATGGGCGTGCCCCCTTCCAAGAGGATGATCAATTACGCCTGTCCTTTATCGAAGAGGAACTTCTATCTATAGGGTTTCTCAGTATAGATGCTTCCTCTGTGGCTAAAGATCTCTTGAGATGGGCTATTAAACACGCGAAAGACTCTTCTAGGAAAGCTTCGGATTATATCAGTGTGGCCCTGCAATTGATTGCAAGTGGAAGCCAGGTGGCTGATGTTCTTTTGGAGCATCTGGCTCAAGACTCTGGAGGGGAGGATTCAGAAAAGGCTTACATGGAGGACCGTCCGCTCTATGGTGACCGTGTTATAAGAAAGCGTGGGGGAGGGGACTATGTTTGATCTATTAACGAGTATATCCTTCATTGTCATGGCGGGGAGCTTCATTCTGTCGCGTTATGCCGTCCAATCGCTGGAGAAAGAAGTAAGAAACCAAAACAGAAGAGAGCGTGCGCGTGAATTGGGAAAGCAGCTAGCTGCCCAGTCACATCATTTCGACTCTGAAGAAGCACAACTTGCAGTCAGTGTACTGGGGTCATGTCTGCTCTGTCACGGGGAACTCCGAATGGAGGATGTAGTAGACACGTTTATGGAGAAAAACACTGCAAAATTACGCGGCGTGATCAGACCTCCGCAACAAAGGCGACCTAACTAATGGATAAGCAGACTCTAAGGAAACTCGCTGATGAGCTGATCCGGTATGGGGTTACGTATGTTATGATAGAAAGGCAGAAGTCAGGACATATGCGTCTTGTCCTGGGTGATGTGTGGTCTGCCTCTATTGA